TGCACATACAAATAAAATAAGTTCCTTCACCAAGCATCCTTACTATTTTCCGCTGAGAAATGGTAAAACCTTCGAGACTAAAGCTCCGGCTGTTCCAGCAACGCCAGCAGCCAGCAATAAAGTTTTCCACCCACCACGGGCTTCATTTAATGTCTTCAGAATAATCCGCATGTCTTTTTTCACCGTTATCAGGTCGGCTTCCACAGCCCCAAGACGACCTATCAGTATCCCGATGTCTTTGTCTGTCGAAGCCATGATTTGTCCTATGTATTAGAAAGGTTATTTAGGATAGAACAGCGACTACTGGCGCGGCTGAGTGTCTGGATGACTGTCCTTAAGTCTTCCTTGATAGCTGTTAAGCTGTTCTCAATCTCACCCATTCGATTTTCTAATTGCTCAATATCTTTATTCACAGAAACCATTATTTTTTCTTCTTTGATTTCTTTCCTTTAGGGATTTTAAGCCTCCATCTAGTTAATAAGTTTTTCCCTCTTTTCTTTTTAGTTTTTTTCGGCATTTTAAAAACTCCTTTTAGTCATCATTCCCTGCATCTGTTGTAAAAAGTATCCTAATCCCTATTAATCGAGCATCTTCTTCCTGAGTATCATTGGCATCGGAAACATCACGAAATACACGGAAAAAGCAAAGTTGATCGGCAGCTGGAGTGCCCGCAATAGTAATGTTTGTACTTTCTGGCGATAAATAAAGATCTTCTGCAGTTGATTGTCCCACGTCATCCACTACTACAGCTGTTCCATAGGCTGCATCAATAGTATCTCCATCACCTACCGCCACACCTTGAAGCGCCCAGGATACTCCATCTGTATCAGTTGATGTAGTTGTCCATACCGCCCTAAATGTTACAGTTCCTTCATCCCAGCACTTAGGAAAGAAAACAGCAAACTGAGCATGTTCATCACCACCAGTATCAAAGTCCAGTACTTGCATATCTGGACGACCGGATGTAGTTTCAACATCTGTTATAGCAGCACAGCCATTAGAAACGGTTGGGCGCATGGCAGCAACAGGCATCCAAATTGTCTGCTTACCTACTGTATCAACCTCAGTTCCGCCAGATTGTAAAACTCCACTACCTTTTGGGACTACATTAAAATCAATATTTGAATCCCCTCCTGTGGCCTGAAGCTGAATTGAATTACCTGCATCAGAATTAACAACAGTAAGTTCATTAATAGCAGAAGCGGTTTCAGTGAACGAAATAAGTTCGTTGCCGTTAGTATCAACAATGCCCTGACCATTCATATTAAGTTCACCAGCTGCATCACAAGGAAGACTAGCGGCTTCTACATTTGTTCCATCACAAAATACATGTTGAATATATCCTTGTGGAACAGTTATAGTTCCTCCAGTAGCCCCGCCTATACTAAGTGTATAGGCTGCATCACATCCATTCCACAGCATATAATGTTTGGTGCGAAGAGGAACAATTACCTGACGATTACCTGTTAAAGTTCCAGTTGCTTTAATCATAGCCACATGAGATTCTGAAGTATTATTCCCATTGTCATGTTCTGTGTACTGTGTGTCATCAAGAGTATAATTTGAGGCCGTAACGGCAATATTCGTATAACCAGCAATAGCTTCTTCAATACGACTTAAAGCAACATTAGCCTTAGTTCCCCAAGTACCGGAATTTTCTCCGTTAGTTTGTTTTTCAAATTTTATAAGATCTGAGGCCGATGAAGCCATAATAGTTCTCCTACGCTATACGAATCAGTGCGGTTCCCGCAGCAGCAGCTGGAAATACAATAGTAAATGTTCCCGTTGTAACCGTAAAATCACCCCCAAAAGCTAAAACTGCGACAGCCTTATTGCTTGCCGTACTATTATAAATTAAAGCTCCATTGGCTGTAAAAGTAGCCGTTGTCCAAGATGGATCTGTAAAATCAACAAAAGCTGTAGTTCCGCTAGTACTTATTGCTCCCCCAGAAAGAGTTTTTCCTCCTGCTGAATAACCAGTTCCAGAGATTTCATTTGTAGCTGAATAGGCTGTAGTCGTAGCGTCCATACTTGCTGAAGAAGTGTAAAGAGCAATTTTAAATGTATCTGTGTTTAAGTCATGCTCTTTATTTAATAATTCAGATTTAAAAGACGTAGGCATAGCTTGAGTAATTGTCATTTCTTAAACTCCGACTGTGTTTTCATTCCCAAGGTTACGAGACATCTCAGCTAAAAACTGCTTTAATGATCCAGCGTATTCTTCCCCCCAGGATTTTCTACCCGCTTCATTTTTTAAAAATTTCATAGCTTCTATCATACAAGCATTTAATAATAATTGAGGTTTATTAGTGCTTAACCAAGTTGACACGTTACCACTCGATAGTCCAGTTGGCAATTCATATGCCCTCACATTATACGCAAAAGCAGCAATAGGCGTAGGAGCAAATTTTATAAGAGTTTCACCTGTTCTACTATAAAATTTTGGAATATCCCTTACCGTACTATCAGGCCAATAATCTTCTAAATATAAATCAGTGCGTTGTTCAAGATGCTTTTCCTGACTTGAAACTGTTATAGTTATGCCACGAATAGAACGTATTCCAGACGGAACCGTAATTGTTGCCGTACCCGCTACCAAATTCCCTGTGTTATCAGCTTTGAATGCTGGATGAAGTGGTGCATCAGAAAAAATACGATCTTCCGCAAATGCAATTATATTATTTATTTCATCAGTAAATTCAGAATCGTCATTTTCTGTCCAGTCTTGAATATCTTGCGTGAGGCTGCTATATGTTGACATTATGCCACGTCCCCCCATAAATGATCGCCCCAGCCGCCCATACCCCAACCCCCCGGAATACTGGTACTGATTGTTCCTGTAGCTTCCACGCCATCTGGGACATCAATTGCCGAATAGGTTGAATTACCAAGTGCCCCCGTAGCTTCCACGCCAGTTTCATTAATTGTTTGATTAAAGATAACCGAAGTAACAGAACCTGTGGCTTCCACGCCATCAACGACCATCGCAGGGTAGATGTCACCAATGTAGCCAAAGCTCTGAATACCTGAAATATTGCCCCCGCGAACAGATGTCGCATCTTCATAAGATGGGCGAGGATGATGCAGTGCTTGTGCATCTGTTGCTGATTTTGGACGTAATTGAGGATGTTTTGGTTCCCATTCATCTTTATGAACCCAGTGTCCTGTCCATTCGCGTCTAAGGTCTCGATAATTAACTTTTCTGCCGGTACGAGCATCAAATGCTTTTGATTTCTTACCAAGTGCAAATCTTCGTGATCGTTTTGTTGCCATATCACCCTGGAATAATCCTCAATGCGGCTTTTTCACGTTCGTCATCATTGGCAAATAAAAATGCTTTATCAGCCAAGGGGGCTAAAAATTGTAATTTTTCTGGAGATTTTTTCACAGCCAATTTTGCAGCAAGCCCAGAACAAACGGCTTCTGTCCATCTGTACGGGGCGTCTATCTCTTGAAAAGCTAAATCAATATCTTCTAATTGATCCCATCTCCAGTATTGAATAGTATCGGTGTTATTTTCTGGAACTTGCCATAATGTCATTGCTACTCTAATTTGTCTATCAATATAAAAAACAGAAGGCTTACCTGTAATTATTTTATTAGGTATTTCGTGATAGTCAATTATACTGATTCGCTGCATAGTTGTATCAATATCAGAACGACGTAATGTAGCTGCAAAAATATCAACAGTTCCCTTTGGTAATTGATAAGTTGCTTGTCCTGTTTTTGTTACAAAAGAATCTTTTACTAATTTCCAAAAATTAATACCTCTTACACTCCATTCACTAAACAATAAATTTAAGCTTCGGCGAGCAGTTTGAGCATCATATTGAGTAAGTAAATTGGGATCATAACCGCAACGCTCATAAGCTTCTGAAACCATATCTTCTACAGTCAAGCTAAAATTAAATGTTTTAGAAGTTTCAGGCATTATTCGTATTAACGCCCGAACTGGCGGTCACTGAATCAGCTTTTAACGTGGACATCTATTGTCTCCTTATGGGTCTAAACCGGTAGTAGTCCAAGCGTAAGTACCCTGTAATGTTGCGTCGTTTCCTGCTGTGCCTAAATCTTCTAAGTTTGTTCCTGTCCCTTCGTTCATCATAAAATAATGCACAAGATCAGCCGAAGAAGTATAAGCACCATCATCCTCCCTGTAGTCGTAGAGTTTTCCTGAATTATAAAGCACAGCAATTTCAGCAGCAGATAAAACTGAGGACCACACTCCAACTTGAGCGATTACTCCATCAGCGAAATTATTAGCTAGAGCGGGGTCAAGAGTTCCAATATAACCGGTTGAAGAAAGGGCTGGAGTGGTAGTTCCGGCTGCCTCTCCTTCCGAATCAGCTCCATTCACATACAAGCTCGTAGTTGAGTCAG